AAAGGTGTTTCAGTTGGAGATATTGAATAAATAATATCTGCCAAATCTTCTCTTATGCCAACTGTGTCGTATGTTTTATAAACAGCCATTTTTTTCTCCTATTTGGTTGTTGGTTTATAAATAACGCATCAACAAATCAGTTGCATCCTTTGGATTTCCTGATCGTTTCAGCGATTTCAGTTTATCCAACCTAGATTTTCTATCCATATCCTCTTTAGTAGTCTTAACACCAGATTTAACAAAGTTAGATGGTTTTACTTTTTTAGAAACTAAATTAGGTTTAACTGATTTAGTTTTTTGAAAATTCATTCCATCCATAATCACATCAAAATATCTTGAATCATAAATTCTTGCGACATCCTCATTTGAGAAGCCTTTAGAACTTAAATAGTTCACAATATTTGATTTCACTTCAGAACCCTTTACAGGATCAGCAATTTCAGGATGTTTCAAGTGAAGTTTTCTTTGTTCTTCTCTTAATATTTCCTGGAACTGAGATTCTTGATGTTCTCTCAGTTTTTGCTGTGCTTGTTGTATCGTTTGTTTTCGTTTCTGAATTCTACGATCAACTCTAGCAGCCTCAGTTGGATCTTCATCCCAAAGTCTATCAAGTTCTTTGGAATTCATATCATTGTTAATCTCAGCATTTAAAGTCGCCACTAATGAATTTAAGTCATCCATCTTGGTGGAATACTGATTTTTCAAACGATCTTCTTCAGACTTTAGCTCTCTTTTTTGGATTGCTATTTCTTCAGTTTTTCGTCTGTAGTCGGCATCCTTTTGATAACCTGCTTTTAATTCTTCAAGGTCAACATCAATCTTTTCACCATTAACAATAACTTGGTGTAGATCGGTTTCTTGTTCTTCAATCGCATTTTCATCTATAGATGCGTCTTCTTCTTGATCTGCAACTTCTAAAGTTTCCTCTAGTTGAGTTTCAGTTTTTTGTTCAACCTTAGAATTAGCCTCAGCTTCTTCTTTTGGTTCAACTGGTTCTGCTTCTTTTGAAGTTTGTTTGATAACTCCTTTAGAGTCCATTAAACTTTCAATGTGCTTAGCAGCACCTTGTATTGTTGCATTTGACAACAATGGGTTTGAGTCAGACATTAGTCCTCCTATTGGTTAAGCTGTCATCAGAATACTTCTTATGAAGTAAGCTGTCTTATGACTTGGCTTTGATTTATTCTAACCGATGGGTTAAAATTTTGTTTGCTGTTGTTGTTTTCTAAATTCTTCTAACTGTTTCTCTGCAAGTTTCCCTGTTTCAATTACAGTTTGAAGATGTTGTTCAACTTTACCAACAACATTATAAGCAATCCAAAGTTTTTCTCTGGTATCACTTTCTTTAGCACCTGTTTTTTCTAACAGTGCTTCAGAATAAAGTTTTTTTAGAGAATCTATTGCCTCTTTAAAAATTTTATTCTGTAAAATCTGTTTGGCTTGTTGGGATCGGCTGACTTCTTCCGATCTCAGTGCCTGGTCTTTGGTTTCCATTTAATCCTTGTACCTGTTGGCTAAACATATTAGCAGATTTTTGTGCTTGTTCAAGTATCTTACTATTACTTGCCATCATCATCTTGTCTAAATCTGCATCTGCTTTAATTTTAGCAGTGTCTAATTGAGTATTGTATTTTAATGCCATCTCTTTAATCTTCGCTTCAAAATCTAAAGCCATCTGTTGAGTTTTTTGTTGTAATTCTTGGTATTGTAATTCAACATCAGCAATTTTTCTCTTATTCTCAGCATCAATTCTAGTAAATTCAATTTTTTCAATTGGAGTTAGTGGTGGAGGAGCAGGTGGAGGCATCATTTGTTTGCCTATATCTGGATTTACAAAATAACTTTCCACATTTTTTAGTCCTGCGTTCTCAATAATTTTTGATAAAGTGTTATACATATTTTTTAATGTAACCATTGGCATCTCTTTACCCCCTTGTAATTGGAAGGCTTGGAGTTGTCGTTCAAGGATGTTGTTGAGTAACATGATTTGTTGCTCTTTAGAACCAGTACCTAGTCCAACTACAATAGAAATATTAAATTTATCTTTCCATTCAGTAGGTCGAACTGGAATATATTGATTGTTGAGCATAATAATTCTTTCTTTGTCTTGATACTTAACCATCAGCTCAAATATTTTTCTAAATAAATCTTTCACTCCTGTTTCTGCAAAGATTCTAGCAATTAATTCTGAACGCATTTGTGTTTGCGTCATCAAAGCATTTACTCCAGTTGCTGTTTTAGCACTTAAAGTATCTGGATCTAAGCCTTGTACTTGTTTAGAAATACCAGTTCTAACTTCTCTAACTGAATCTAAGTAAGATAATAATGGAAAGGCTTGTTGTGAAATTGGTTGTGCTTGTAAAGGTTGCATCACTTGGTTTGGTGGTTGTTTGGTTCTGACTACACCACCAGGTCTAGTGGTTAATAAATCATCCATATTCACCATACCATCCATGATCGCCACCCTATTATTATTAGTCAAATACATATTATCTAATAACTGCCTCATCACAGTAGATTTCATCAATTGAATATCTTCAACTAATTCAGAAATGGATCTGCCATAAAAACGATGTGGCATTGGAATTGGAGTTACAGTTACAAAAGGAACATTATCGCATGGAGAATTTTCTAAAACCATAGAACCACTATCTCCTGCAGATACAATTCTTCTTAATTCTGCAATACCATCTTCATCATAATCATATTTAATATACGATTCATAAATTAAAATTTTTTCTGTAGATTTATCAGTTGCATTATCAACTGGAAACTCATCAACATTTCTTTGTCGAACAATCTCCTCAGTATTATAAACATCTTCATCGGATCTAGGTAAATTTGCAACTTCTTCTTCATCATATCCCATCGCTACTAGATCGGATCTTGACATTAAAACTTTATGAGAAACAAATTCTGCATCTTCAATTGATTTAGCATTTCGATCAATTAAAAATTCTTCAGGGGGAACTGATTCAATTTTTACTTTACCACTTTTTTTAGTTCGTTTAATTCTGCAATTGTACAATGTAAAATCAGGAACAGGTACTTTACTAACATCTACTCCTTGAGCTTCGTATTGTTCTAATAATTTTTCGAATTCTTCTTTGGCAGACTCATCTTCCATTTCTTCTTCGTCAACAAATTCGATTTCATCTTTACTATCTTCTAAAGCATCTTTCTCAGCTTTGGATAAATTTTTATAAGTTTCAAATTCTACTTTTTCACTTTCGTCATAATAAACTTTTAAGAAACCATTTTTTTCAATTAGAGCATCTTTGAAAAAATTATAAAGTAATTGGAAACCATTATTGTCTTTGTAGAAGACATGATTCAAATATGCTGTCGCTTGTTCGGCAAGAGGAACATCTTCGCCAGTAACAGGTTCGCAACGAACTACTTTATCACTAGCTGTGAATACTCTTAAAAGATTTGGTAAGATACTTTCTACTGTATCAGCAACATCAGTTGATACGACTTGAGATCGACCATCAATCTCAGTTCCTAATTTATCTCCTAAATAATATTCTAAAGATTTTCTTCTGGATTGAGAAAGCTGTCCACCTAAATACCCTAAAGCATTTTCAATTTGGTTTGATAATAAACTTCGTAATTTAGGATCTGATAATTCGATTATTTTTTTTGCCATATTAAACTATATAATTTGTGTCAACTACAATTGGTTTAGACCAGTCTGATCTTTTTACAGGCTCAGTAACTGCTCCATACCTTATGCTGTCGCAAAAGTGTGAACTCCAATTATGGAGGGGTTTGTTCCTAAAACAATTATTTTTTTCATCCCATCGTTTGCAATATGATTTTAATGCCTCAATCAACTTTTTGCAATTGTTTTTATGGAAGTAACACTTTGGTAACATTTGTCTTACTTGCTCAATACCATCTTCTACACTAAGTTTGGGTGCGATGTCAAATTCTAGTCCCATTTCTTTAGCTGTTTCCCACCTAGATTTATTAGTGCCAATCTCTCTAACCCTTATATCATGGGGTGCAATATGCTTAGAATAGTTATACCCCTTATCATCTATGACATTCATATAATGCTCTAAACCCTCACCAGAATTTTCGTAGCAATCAATAATTCTAATTTCATCACCATGTCGCTGAGCAAAGGTGATTACTGTGCTGTCGTTCATTCCTAAATCCCACCAAGTTTCAACCTCTAAATTTTCATCAATATCAAAATTAACTATTCTACCTTTAGCTTCTAATTCCTCTATGGTCTTACCATAATAAGAACCTGATATTCCAGCTTGGAAAGAACATTCAAACTCTTGAGCATAAGCCTCTGGCGACATTGTGGATTTAGCAGCATCTAATTCTTCTTGAGCTATAATCTTAGTTTCACTTGCTTTGAATACTTTAGTGAACCAATCCTTTTGATGTTTAGCTCTTTCATGAAGTTCAAAAAACCAGTTTCTCCCCATCGGTGTGCCTATGAATATAGCAAACCCCATTCTGTCGGAAAGAGCTGGTCTTAAAATGGTATCGAAAAGGTCTGGCGAAAGATTTTGTGTTTCATCGCAAACTATTCCATCAAAATACTGTCCTCTGATTGCAGCACTATTCTCACCTCCAATAATTTGAATACGACTATTGTTCACTGAGAAATCTACCCTCAATTCAGACTCATTGAATTTTGTTCCTGGTATGGCAGCAGAGAATTGTTTGAGATAGTCCCAAGCTGTAGATTTACCCTGCAATCGGTATGGAGAGATAAAAGCATATCTAGGATAGGGTTTAGTGTTCGTTAGAGCAGCCTTAATTAAGTGATTGATGGCAAATACAGTCTTACCCCCTCTACGATGGACAATGACCACATTAAATCGGTTCTTATCGCATTTTTCATGCAAAAAATTTTGGATTTCTCTTGGCTTGTATGGAATTACAATTTGTTTCATTTTAAAACAAAACCCCCCTCTTTTGTTTTAATGAATGGTTGTATTAGCATCTGGATAATCGTCTGGCAAGACGAATTGAGTTTTAAGGAATTCGGAAAAGTCTTCAGCTTCTTCGCTACTTTGAAAACCTTGAAAGTGTGTAATCACAATTGGTTTTTTTGTGGTTTTATCTTTCATAATGAAAATTATTGTTTTTAGAAATCTATCGTCCATTTGTTTATACCATATATTAATTTTTATTTAGCAGGTAACCAAAAAAATGGGTGTACCCTAAAATAAACCCCCCCAAATTGCCAACCAAGAACCAAAAAACCTTAAATTATTAGTAGTGATAACTTAAAGGTTATCAATAGTAATATTTCTGATAATTAATCGTTATCGACCATGTTGCTGTTTTGTTCTCATTTTGTGATAATTTTGCAACAGCTCACATATAACAACTGCTTTTTATGTGTGCAAGTTTTACCAAACAACCAACAAAACCAATGCTTTTAAATACTTTCTTAATCATTTATAATCTTATTTACTCCAAGAAATAGACAATGGTTGTTCCTTATCACCTTTTAAAGTTATAGTTTCTGCCTGTTTGCCATATCTTTTTGCACTTAATTTACTTGCAGACCATTGGTTATGAGCTGTTATAATTTTATAAAGATTAACTAAGTTTTGAGCAGATTTTGGATCAACAAAACCATTTTCAATTTTAGCCTCTAATTCTTTTCTTTTGTCTTCTAATTCAGATAATTTTAAATCAATAGCTAACTCTTTTGATTTAATATAACGACTCATTAAATCATCATTGTTAATAAGTTCTTTTCTAAAAGATTGCCAAGTATAATTTGTTATTATTTGGAAAGTTTCCCTTATAGTTTTTCCATCACTAATTAATTCAAGTATTTGATCTGCTAGTTTTTCTGTGAGTTTTTTTTTTCTTGGCATAGTTTATAATAATTCTAAGTCATTAAATGACCTGGCAAGGTTTAAGAAAGGAAAGAGAAAGAACCCTTACCAGGTCTAGTTATAACTTTATAGGTAAAAACAACTAAAAGAGGGAGTTTTCAACCTGTTGCTATTATAGCACTATATGTTGTATATTTACAAGTCAAAAGCACTAGGCTTTTTATAAAATGTTCTAGCATCAAGGGTAATAGGATTTACTTTTAATTTTCCATCAAATATAAGTTTATCAACTAATCTTTGGCAAGTAAAGGAGCCATATCTAGCTTTTAATATAATCCAACGCATTTGATCCCAGCTCAAATTCCCATTTTTAAAGTCTTCATTTAAAATATTTACAATTTCTAGTTTTTGCAGGGGGGTGTAGTCGTTTAAATAGCTTAATTGCAAAGGTTCTCCATTATAATAATAAATTTCTAAATTCATTTTTTAAACCCTTTAAATCCCTTATTACTATTGTTGTTATTATTATTGTTATTACTCTTATAATACTGCCCAAATTTTGGGTAGTCTGATTGCTTAATTTTTAAGTAGTCAGATTGCTTAATTTTTGGGTAGTCATTAGGTAGTTTTAAACTATATCTGTTAGCACTTGATAACCTGTGGATAACTAAATAGCCATGTTTTACTAGCTCATTTTTGGCATTTTGTAATGTATTTATAGAACAACCTAATTTAGACCTTAAATTAGAGTTTCTTAGGTTTCTATAATTACTTGATAAGCTCTTAATATAGCAAAATAAGACTTTTGCCTCATTTGATAACCTATCGTCATATATTAACTGGTTTGGGATCTGTGCGAACCCTTTTTTTAACTTTTCCATGTTCTTTTATTCCTTCCTTGCAAGACTCTCTATATACCCAAATTTTAAGTAATCAAACAAGAACAAACTAGGAACAATATTTTTTATATAACTTGAGGTTTAATACTTGACTATATAGTACAAAGGTTATACAAGAAAGTATGTTAAACGAATCAAGAAAGGAAATAAAAAACATGAAAAAACTAACACCAGCTGCACAAGTAGCAAAACTTTTAAAAACAAAAGCGAAGTCTTTAGGATTAGAAGTAAAAGCAAGTTCAAAAAATTATACTGGAGGAGATTCAGTAACTGTTAAAGTTTTAAAAGGTTCTGACAAATCTTTTAATGAACTTAAAGAATATTCAAGCCAATTCAAAGAAGGTCATTTTGATGGTATGTACGATATTTATGAATATTCAAATTCAAGAGATGATATTCCACAGACTAAATATCTTTTTATTAATGATGACAGAGCAGTTCAAATTTTAGAATATTACGATGAAAATATATTTAGAACTGAAAAAAAGTGGATGTGGTTTGATAACGAACTAAGATCGTATGAATGGATTAAGCAAATTAAAGATGAATTCGGACATAATTGGCAAAAAGGTTTAGCAGATATTATGGAAGGTAAGGTAGAAAAATACAAAGTTTTAACTGCATAGATCGAAACACCCTCATTCTTGGGGGTGTCTTAGGGTTACTCCCTAACTGATGAGATCAGAAACTAAAAGAAGGGAAAATATGAAAAACAAAGAATATAAAGGAGCTGCCAATATATTAAATAATCAAAATATAGGTAAGCAATTTTTTGACCATATGGACTTTGGAGATTGCCAATCAAGAATAGATGAGGACATAATCCCAAAGGTTGAGATTGTAGAACTACCTAAAAGATACTTTAAAAAAATAATTAAATTTACAAGGAGAAGATAATATGACCGATAAAGTACAAAAAGCGATTAATAAATATGAAAACCAATTTAATCAATTTATGATTAATTTAGAATATCAAATCAAAAATGAAAAAGCCTTTAAAAATATTGAAGGAAATATGTTTTGTGGTGTTCTTGTTCAAATGAAAAACAATATTAATCAATTTTTAAAATTAAATAAGAAAGGATAGTATGAAATATTTTATTAAATATAAAGTTTGGGACAAAAAAACAGATAAAATTGCAATAATAAAATATGATTTTCAAACTGAATTTAAAACTCTTTTAGATTTTTTTAATTTTATTGAAAATTATAAATTTGTAAATTCTATATGTAACGACCAAATAATAGATTTAGGGGTGTTATAGTGCTTTTTATATTAATTACCTTTGTAATAGCCTTATATTGCGTTTATGGGGGTATTTTTTTCGTTAATAAGATAATAAATAAACTTAGAGAAAGGAAACAATGAATATTAAAGAATATGGAGTCAAAAAGACTTGGGATGGATATTGGGAAACTTTTGCCAATGTTCAAGATGGAAAATACTTAATCCCAATAACATGGTTAAGAGAACAATTTAAAAATAAGTCTAATGCTATCAAATGGTTAAAAGTTGAATTGAAATTATTGGGGGTTGACTATGACAAGAAATAATTTTGGTTATCCATATATATTTGATTATACAAGGCGACAAGATAAAAGAAGGCTAGACAACCTAGACAAAATGATTAAAAATTCTGTTAGAGATGATTTTAAAAGAGTCTGGCAGAAAAAAAGGAAAGAACTTAAACAAAACATTGATGAAAGAAATAGAAAAACCCTCAATTAAAGTTATTGATATTGAGAAATTAGAATTAATCACATTTAAAAATATTGTTGAAGGCTCTATGTCTATCAATGGAGTTACTTGGAATAAGATTAAAAGATTAAAAGGAAAGGATAAGAAATGCTTGAAACTATTATAATAATAGAAATTATTATGTGGACAACCTACCTAATAATGAATTGATTATGCTTAAAGTTTTAGATTTATTTAGTGGCATTGGTGGTTTTAGTTTAGGTTTAGAATCTACTGGACACTTTGAAACAATTGCCTTTTGTGAAAAAGACCAATTTTGTCAAAAGGTATTAAAAAAACATTGGTCAAACATTCCAATTATAGATGATGTAAGGAGGATAAATGGAAAAGAAATTAAAGCAGATGTTGTTACTGGAGGATTCCCATGCCAACCATTCTCAGTTGCAGGAAAAAGAAAAGGAACAGATGACGATAGATACCTCTGGGATGAAACTATTAGAGTCGTCAGAGAATGTAAACCGAAGTATTTTATTGGCGAAAATGTTGAAGGTCTTATTAACATCCAACAAGGCATGGTACTCAGACAGGTGCAAACTGA